TCAATTTGTTTAATCCAACTATCAAAACTATTCGATGGACCAGTGGGAGCGCAACTGCCAACAATCTTAAAAGTGTCGGACACTAATGGGTCTGGGGCAGGTGGAATGCCAGGGATAATACCAACATAAGCAACTACGACTGTAGTGTTGGCTATCAGATACTCAGTAATTCCAGCTGCTACTGCACTCATAGCGGCAGTGGCACTCCCGGCAGAATAATCTTTGCCAGAAGTGCCTATTGAACTTTTGAGTTTTGATATGATTGTTTGTGCAAAAGCTGACTTACTCATAATTAAGTTCCACTAACTGATGATCCACAATGAGGGGCACCACTGAAAGGACACACTTTAATGGCATTGAACGGTCCATTTAAGTCGGTAGCTGATACTCCTTTGGTTTTGAGAGTGCCACCGGTAATGGTAACTGAAGTTCCGTCAACTTTTACGTCGGAGCCTTTGATTTCACAACTGCTTGTTTCGATTTTGGCTTTATCGGTTTTGATATTCACTGAGCCATCTTCTTCGGTAATGGTTGTGCCTCCGACTTGAAATGAGACCTTGCCACTGGTCTCAATCATTACGTTTTCTCCATCAATGGTGATTTTCGTGTCACCTACTGTGATGATTTTATGCTCAACAGTTTTTTCTTCTTTGAACCCCTCTTCATCATCCGGGGAAATAATCTGGTCAGTGATGGTGGTGCAGGTGTATTTTGTACTGGTCTTATTTTTAGTTGGTTCTAATTCATAATAATCCTTATCCAAACCATCATCAGTCTCGATAAGTTTTTCTGTCTCGGTAACACCAATTTCTATCACACCATCATCCTCTCCTTCAAGCGAATGAGCGAGCATTTGAATACGCTTTGCGTGGCTATACATAATCACATACTCTTGACCATCTGTGGGATTCTGAACAATAACAACTTCAGAATAAAGCATGGGAACAATCAGGACACCATCAGAGTTATCCTGAATGGCAGACAGAAGCACTCCCTCATGATGACCGGTACCCATAATCGGATATTCATCAGGCTCATAGTTAAATTCCTGAACATCTATAGTTCCGGCCAAATCCCCCTCTTCATGGATGGCACATACATACCCTATGATTTTCTTAGTTCCGCGCACTGCGCCATCAGGCCCAGTCATACCTTGACGAGCCATTTGGCCTATTGACCGGCGCACATCGCCGGAATATTTATTGATTCCTCCTTTGAGCGACATAATGATTAAATGATTTGAACTGGTTTTGAGAATGTGGCAATCTTAAACGGGATATGAAGTTCTCGGCGATAACCATTCATTCCGAAAGTGGTATTAACGGCTTCAACATAGTAATACCCATTCTTTTCAGGCTGTCGAACATCTATCAATCCTATAATGTCGGTAGGACGGACAAGAAGATCTCCGAATATTTCAATCGACCCGGATATGCCATTGGGATTATAGTTTGCCCAATATTGCTTTGCTTCTTCTATCAACTCTTCCTCCGTAATACCAACTTTTGTTGAGATATACTGGATGACGTGATATTTGTCGAGTTTTGCCGGATCCGTCAAATGTCCTTCAATACGCTTTGTGCTGTAGGTGCCATTGACGAATTTCATCTTCTTTCTATCTTTTACCTTACGGCGATTGACAACCTGAAACTGGCCATCGCTATCAATTACCCACCCCTCATCATCAGGATTGGGATTTTTACGCAATGTCAGCTTAAAAAACTGATTATCCTTTGTCCGCCCCTGAGCTTCAACTGCAAGATATTTTTTATCATTGCGTTTGAGATTGAGCTTGTCATGAGCGACATCCCAGTCAAATTGAATGAGTTTGACTGAGTTGTTTCCCCCATTGTAGGTGATGTATTTCTTATCATTGTTCGGTAGGCCACCACCTTTCCCGGCATAATAAGTCAAGCCGACACGAAGTTGAACAGAACCATCTGATTTGGTTTCCATTATGCAGAGGACACCGCTCTTACTCCATTCAGTCAATACATCGGCTATTGTGAGATTGTTACTGATTGAACCACCACTTACTGATATGGTTGAACCTTTACTGGCAGCTGCCAGAGGTATGCCAGTATCTTGTAAGAGATGATATGTGCCATCATCATCGAGAAAATCCTTAACCATTAATGTGGCTTTGGCCGATATGTTGGGGGTACTGACAGAGGCAAGGATATGAGCCATATTGGTACACTCCAATTCCAGAGGTGTATCTACTGAAATGGCTGTGATAAAGCCGGTAAATACAACATCCATATTGGGATCACTGTCAGCAGTGTTCATTTTCTTGAACTCAGTCTCTGAATAAGCATATCCCAGTCTGATTTCAATACGATTTCCAACCGCAACATCGTTGGGGCTTAATAAGGCCGGCTCATTCTTTGTTCTGTTAAAATCTATCAATCCCTTATCATCATAGTTGGCGGCCATAGACGTGGTGGAAATTCCATCTTCACTAAATAATGCTGTCGGAGAAGTAGTGATATCACCATCATTATTAGCTGTGATAAGAGTGTTTTCTTTATCAGTTGAGTCTGCTTTATCGCCACTTGTTACATCCTTTTCTTTTCTGCTGGAGAGATTGATTACAGTGCCACGAGGAAATTTAACTACAGCCTTATTGATAAGGTTTTTTGCTGAGTCTGACACTTCAATGCTTTCACATTCTCTAATGGTGAGGCATTGATTAGCTGAAGGTATGGAAAACCAATCATTACCATTAGCCTTCCATATCTTGATCTGACAAACGAGTATAGCGAGTTTATCCTCATACGCCTTATGCTGATAGTATTTGGGCGTGAGGGTGTATTCGACCTGCTGAACTAAATCAGGTCGCTGAGTTCGGAGTGCTGTTAAATCTGAAGCCATAATTATAACTCATCTTCCAGCAGACCGGCGGCGAGTCCAATTCCTTGTTTGAGTGCATCGGCTGCCATAGACTTCAGTCCTTCAAGCTGGTTGTTCAACATCTTCATCCATTCGCTGCCATCATCATCCTTGGCCGATACATTCTTCTGAGGAATGATAGAAACCGTATCTTCAGAAATTTCGATTTCATTTTCAGGCTGGAGGCCGATAGCAGAGAATGTGTATTGCTGGAGTGCCTTGTATCCTTGACGCGGAGAGACACTAAAATTCTCAATAACAATATGGGTAATTCCAAGCTGGTCAAGTACCATATTATTGATTTTGATGATACCCTTGTATTGCATAACCTTATAGAACTTCTGCATATCTTCTGCCGGATAGATGTCAGGTTTACCACTGGTAATCTGTCCTGAGACTGTGAATTTTATATCGCCATTGGAAACCAGTTCTTTTCGGCTATAGTCTCGGCCAGTCACACGGGTGGCTATGAGGTTTTTGTCGGAATTGATTGTAATCAATGCGGTAGTGTCATACCAAACCAAGGTTTTTGTAGTTACGGTATTGCTCACTGTATCAGGCTCTTGCTCCTTATAGATACCTTTCTTTGCATCGACAACTTTGGTACGATATACTGGGAATTTCTGAGTGACAGTAATGCTTTGATCAAGTTCAATACCCAACATCAATGCCTCTGGAGCTTTACCACCCCAATCATCCAAGGCGTATATGGTTCCACCATCGACCTGCATCATACCGTATTCCTTAGCCTCAACTTCTTGTTTCTTCAGTTCAGACTCTACCCATGCTGCACCGACAGTATCTTTTGTTCGCTTACCATTCAGAAGGGAGTTAAAAGCATTGACCGCTTCATTTTTCAATTCAGATACAGCTCCCCGGACAACCCCTTTGACTGCTACTTGAAGTAGTGAGCCTCCGGCGCCGTCTTTGTAGTAAAATTTACAGTTGCTATCTCTACCACCATTGGCAATTTTACTCTGTAAAGTATTGAACAAGGCCCCCATTGTAGAAGCCATTGCACTGCCGGTGGATGTTATTGCGAGGTTATTTAGACTTGTACTCATACTCTATAATAGTGTTGTGATGAGAAAATGAAAATGCCGCCTTTCCCGACAAATTTTCGGTACTTGGCGGCATTACGATTATGTAAGATCCATTACTCGCTGAGCCTGATTTGAGGCTTCGGCAAACATCTGATAGACAGCTCCCGCTATTCTATCTTCCATTGTCGCAATCAAATCACGCTCTTCAGCACTGGAGGCCACTGTGGTTCGGTCAAAATTAGCCAGATTGTTAATGTTGAATACAACCTGAGTGGGTCTTGCCGCAGTTCTATCATAGTGAGAAGCGTATGCTTGCTGGTCTTTCGCTGGAGCCGGAGTTGGTGTTGAGGTCGGAGTATTCTGAGTGCCAGAATTGTTGTTTCCAAACTGTTTTGCCTTTTCCGTCAAGTGTTTGTTCTGTTCAATGATGGTATTGGCAGTTTTGCGCGAGATGTTGCTATACATCTGCTGTTGCTCTCCGGAACGTGTCACAACACGATTACCAAGATTAATCGTATTGCCGGATCTGCCCATCACAAAGTCCACATACTGCTTTTCAGTGATACCAGCTTTTACCCATTCTGAATTGGAATTATTGGCAATCCATTGAGCATAGTATTGTCTGGGAGTTTCATCTCCGTATTTAGCACCATTAAGTTGATGACGGATTTGATTTTTCAGATTATTTGCATCACTAATGTCAATGATTCCAGCTTCGGCCATCATCTTATATGCAGTTCCGATAATGTCGGTGAACCCTTGAAGAGTCAGGTTAAAGTTTGTGACCTTGGTCCGGATTTGATCTAAGATATTCGTGAAGTTCAACTGACCATTCGGAAGAGTGGAAAGCATTAACTCAATATTGGCTTGCTGCTGCCCATCAGCTGAAACGGCGTTGTATATAACGTGATAATCACCAATGATATTGGAGATTGCGTTATACCATTCATCAGTGTATAACTTGGCGCGATTCTCTGCATCTGACAACCACTGATAAGCGTTCATTTTTCCCACCAAGGTACCCATTTGACCATTGATAGTTGCATCAA